GGTAAAAGAGTTCGTGCGGAGCCTTGAGAGCTTCGGACAGATTCGCCCGATTGTGGTGGACGAGGATAACACGATCCTGGCCGGCAACGGTCTGTATGCGGCTCTCATGGCCAAAGGCGAGACCGATGCGGACGTGCTCGTGATGAAGGGCCTGAGCGAGAATGAGAAGAAAAAGCTCATGCTCGCGGACAACAAGATCTATTCCCTGGGCGTGGATGACATGGAAGTCTTCGAGGAATTCCTGAAAGAGCTGGGCGACGATCTGGAGATCCCCGGCTACGACATGGAGCTTTTGGAGACGATCACCGCTGACCTGAAGGATGTTGACGATATGCTCAGCGGATACGGGACCGTGTCCGATGAAACCAAGGAGCGTATTGCCACCACAGCGGAAAAATATGAGGCGCAGGAGGCCGAGCACGCCGCGGCCGCGGAGGAAATTAAGCCGCGGGAGCCGGCGCAGGAAACGCCCTCTGAGGGCCAACCAGAGCCATTGCCAAAACGCTTCATCCAGTGTCCTCAGTGCGGGAATAAGATCTGGCTGTGAGGTGACGCTCATGGCCATCATGAAAGTGTCCGGAAAAATGACCGTGGTCGAGGCTTCCATGCAGCGTATCACGAACGTTTTCAACAACGGCGTCAAGGTGTATCTGGCATTCTCCGGAGGAAAGGATACCCTCTGCCTGTGCGGGATGATCTGGGAGCTGGCCATGGCCGGCAAGATCGATCTGCATCAGCTGACGGTATGCTTCATCGATGAGGAATCCATTTACCCCTCCATGCTGGAGATGACGCTGGAATGGCGCAAGAAGTTCCTGAAGATGGGAGCGCAATACCGCTGGTATTGTCTGCCGGTGAAGCAGATCTCCATGCTCCACCAGCTCCAGGATGATGAATCATGGATCACCTGGGAACCCGGCAAGGAGGATGTGTGGATGCGGGAGGCGCCGCCTTACGCGATCCTCCGTGACCCAGCCCTGGAATATGCGGGGCAGATGAATTATCAGACCTTCCTGCCGAAGGTGAGCAAGGACGGCCTGATGCTGGTGGGCGTCCGGGCGTGTGAATCGGTCCAGCGGCTGAAGTACCTGGCCACCGTGAACATGACCGCCGGCAGCTGCACCGGCAACAACCTGATCTATCCGATTTACGATTGGCACGATTCGGATGTGTGGCTCTACATCAAAGAGCATAAGCTCCATTTCCCACAGTCGTATATCGATTTATATAGAGTCGGCGTAAACAGGCACCAGCTTCGGCTGTGCAATTTCTTCGGGGCTGAATCCATTGCCGGTCTGCGGTGGGTAGCCGAGACGGACCCTGATCTCTGGGCCAGAATCCAGCGGCGGGAGCCGAACGCCTACCTTGCCCTCCTGTACTGGGACAGCGAGATGTTCCACCGCAGCACCAGGAAGCGGGCCAAGCTCGAATCGAAGCAGGAGAAGAAAGACTACAAAGCCCTGTGCCGACACATGCTGTTTGAAGCGCCGGAAGAGTATTTCACCACGCCAGCCCGCAGGGAAGTGGCCAGGTCTTACAAACAGCTTTACATCAAGGGCTTCTCCTTCATGGAAGAAAAGCACTTCAAGAAAATGTACGAGGGGATGAAAGCGGGCGATCCCAAAAAGCGTACGCTGCGGGCGATCTACACAGACATATTCACCGACTACGTAAAGTACAGTCGCAAGACTGCACCCGGAAAGGAGGTGAATGTGGATGGATGAGACCCTGTTCGCCCCACTGGCTACACTGCAATGGGTGCCGCGGGAGAAGCTGAAGGCAAATGACTATAACCCCAACATCGTCTCCGACGAAAACCTCAAGCTTCTTACGCAGAGCATCCTTACAAACGGCTGGACTCTGCCCATAGTTGTGAGGCCTGACTTCACCATCATCGACGGCTTCCACCGCTGGACCGTCGCAGGGCGCGAGCCGTTGTTATCGAAGCTGGGCGGCAAGGTGCCTGTGGTCATCGTGGACCACCACGGCGACCAGAGCGCGGACGTGTACGGGACAATCACACACAACCGCGCCAGAGGCACGCATGTCCTCGGCCCCATGAAGAGCATCGTCCAGGGATTGATCAACGAGGGGAAGACAACACAGGAGATCGGGAAGCAGCTGGGCATGAGCCCGGAGGAAGTATTCCGTCTCTCTGATTTCACCCGCGAAGACTTCCTTGATATGATGACGAAGAACGTCAGCGGCTACTCCCGCGCAACGATCTTCAAGAAACTCACATGACCTTCCCTTCCCGCCGGGGAGTCAACTCCCTCGCTTCCCGGCGGAATTTTTGGGGGATGGTTGTGGATAACTCAGAAAAAAGGTACTGTGAACCTGTGGAAAACAGACGAGCCCCCGCTTCGACCCCCGAAAAGCGCGACGATACATAGGCGAAATTCGCCGGTTTCGTTACGCATTTATCCACAGGTGATGAGAGAGGAGACGAAATATGGCTGATGAAGCCGAAAACACATCCCAGCAGGAGCTGATCACTGAAGAAACTACCGTCAGCACCAAGGAAATGGCAATTTTGCTCAATATCACGGTGCGGAGAGTGCAACAGCTGATCCAGGATGGGACGTTCCCGACAAAAGAGCGGGGCCGGCTGATCCTGATCGAATGCACCAGGGCGTATTACGACCTGATTACCAGCCGGGAGAAGACAGCGGACGAAAAAAAGATCGACAAGGTTCGCTCCCAGGCTGAGGCCAAGCTGAAAGTGGCCAAGGCGGCAATGGCAGAATTGCAGGCGAAGGAACTGCAGGGAAAGATGCACAGGTCAGAGGATGTGCAGCTGTTCACCCAGGGCCTGATCGACGCGGTCAAAAGCTCGCTCCTGAGTCTGCCGGGGCGGCTGGCCGTGGAAGTTTCGCTGTGCGGGACTGCGGAGGAGGCGTCACTGCTGATCAAGGAAGCGGTGAAGGACATCCTCCGGGAAGTATCAGAGTTTGACTATGACCCGGATAAGTACGAGGAGCTGGTGAGAGAACGGCAGAACATGGATGAAAGACAGGATGATGATGAATGATCCCGCCGAAAACGGAAGCCGGACTAAAGCGCCTGTGGCGAGTCAACCGGAAGCAGATCGATTCTGCGCTGGTACCGGAAGACCTCACCGTCAGCCAGTGGGCGGACAAGTTTCGCAGGCTGTCGCCTGAGAGTTCCGCGGAGGCCGGGCCATGGCGGACGAAGAAGACGCCATACCTCAAAGAGGTCATGGACGCATTCACTGATCCGAAGGTGAGGCACATCGTGATGGTGGCCGCGTCCCAGATCGGTAAGTCTGAGGCCATGAACAACATCATCGGCTACATCATCGACCAGGACCCCGGCTCCATCCTGATGATCGAACCGACCAACGGCGACGCAAAGGAGTATTCAAAGCTCCGTATCGCGCCGATGATCCGGGATACCAAGGTGCTGCGGAAGAAGGTGTCCAAAAACCTGCGGGGAGACACCGGGAACACGATCCTGCAGAAGAGTTACCCCGGCGGCATCCTGACCATGTGCGGATCTACAGAGGCCCACGCGCTGGCATCGAAGCCCATCCGGTATGTGCTCGGTGACGAGCGTGACCGCTGGGCGGTGGAGGCCGGAAAAGAGGGCGACCCGTGGAAACTGGCCATGGTCAGACAGCGGACTTTCTACAACGCGAAGAGCTACGAGTGTTCAACGCCGACGATCAAAGGGGCTTCCCCCATTGAGAGCGCGTTTAACGAGGGTACCCGGGAGCGCTGGTGCTCCAAATGCCCTCACTGCGGCGAATATCACAATATCCGCTGGCAGGATATACGGTACGGGTACGACACGGTGGAGGTCGACCACAAGGAAACCTTCATTCTGAAGGAAGTTTACTATGTGTGCCCCGGCTGCGGCGCCATCTCCCACGAGACGGATATGAAACGCGCCCACGCAAAATGGATTGCGGAGAACCCGGAAGCGAAGAAAAACGGCGTTCGGTCATTTTGGCTGAATGCTTTTTGTTCGCCCTGGATCAGCTGGGACAGGATCGTGAGCGAGTTCCTCAGCTCCAGAAACGACCCGAACAAGCTGAAGGTGGTATACAACACGATCTTCGGCGAGCTGTGGGAGGAGCGCGGCGGGCTGGCTGATGAGGAAGACTATCTGGCCAAGCGCGAAGAGTACAAAGCGGACCTTCCCAACGGCGTGCTGGCGCTGACCTGCGGCATTGACGTGCAGGATGACCGTGTCGAGTACGAGGTGGTCGGATGGGGCCTCAGGAAGGAATCCTGGGGCATCCAGCGCGGGCAGTTCATGGGCCGCCCGGATGACCCGGAT